GATCAGTAGTATAGTTAGAAACGCTCCACAAGATACGATTATTAGGCTGAGCAGCATAATTGCCGTTATCAAGCGCCAATATATGTGCACACTTATGTTCTTGAGGAATTTCAGAATGCTCACAATCAATTTCATTAACTTCTGGACTCGCCCAATCGATTGTAAATTGATACTCTCCATTATAGAATTTTTTATCCTTTCCTAAAAATTTACCACGCTGCCCACTAAGAAAATCAAATTCAGTGACAGCAGGATAGTAACTAAAGCAATTCCACAGTTCCAACTGGTCAACCGACATATTGGGCACTTCGGATCTACAAAATTGTTTTTGGAAAAACGCTGAGATAGGCAACCTCCAATAACACGCGCCGTTGGGTAACATACAGTGAAAAAGTAATGAACGCCCCGTGATACTCGCCATACCAAAGATAACGCAATCAAGACTTTCTTTTTTATACTTAGGATCGAGATCATATAAGTATTCTTTCTTTACTTTAGCATACACTGTTGGAATGTTGATGTTAAGATAGGCCATAGATTATTTATTATCATTTAAACCCACATAAATCACTACACATAATAAAATAAAA